AGTAGAGTTCTCGGCGTGACTGGTCTGGTGGCACTGGATACAGGGAGCAAGTCTCTGGGTCCCGGCAGGCATACTGCACCGAGCACTTGTCCTGAACGACAAGCCCCTGGTCCTTTGGCCCAGGGACCCTTGGTCCTTCGGCCCTGTACTTGTCGTCCAGGACAAGTGCCCAAGGACGAAGGGCAAAGGGTACAGGGCCGTTGTCCGGCGCGGGCGTTTCTGGGTTGGTCATGGTTGTGTTCCTGTGGAACGATTTGACAAATCGTTCTACGGTAGCAGTGCCGCCTGGTTGCTGCGTAACCCGGCGATGATAAAGCCAGCGTAGTTCTTAAATTCGAACCCCTCTTCAGCCAGCCGCGCAGCGTGGTCGATCCACGACTGGATGCGACCCAGGCCAGCAGCATGTTTGACCACCAACTCGGCGGCGGCTTGGGGCAAGACACCAGCCGATACGAGGTTTTGAAAGGCTCTGTTTTGTTCCTCGCTGAATTGGTCAGCGAGATTCCATCCATCAACAACAACATTCGACTCTGTTGTTGTTGGTCTCTGGTGATCTATGGTAGTCTCTGATCTTCTAAATGCACTTTCTGCATTTAGGTAAATGCACTTTGTGGATTTACCTAAATGCACATTCTGCATTTTGCTAAATGCACTTTCTGCATTTAGCTCCTCCTCGCGCCCGAGTAACATCCTTCGAATTCTACTCTCCTCGTTTTCTCCGTTCAGGTATGCTGCCCGGAGAATTTTGAGATACGCCGGAGGGTGGATGGTGTAGTAGGTAAGTCTACCTGCGCTCGTCCAGTAGATAACCGGCTTGGCCTTCTTACCGGTCATCGCTTGCAGTCTGGCTTCTTGCATCGTGGTGCCGGATCTCTTTTTGACAGCCACGAGCCTCCTGGCCGTCCGGAGATTGCTGGCACTGAACCCCAGCTCTTCGCACCAGCTATCTCCAGCCTTGTAGAACTTGTGATTACATGGACTGTTAAGCTTGTAGAAAGACTTGAATCCCTGCTGTACCCACCAATACTGCACCTGCTGCAAAAAGATCGCTGCCGCTGCTCCACCAACAACGCGGGCGACTTCAGGCCGGTACAAGATGATGTTCTTGTCGGCCTGAATTTTCATGATGAGGGCGACGTCGTCGTCCAAACTTCTTCTCCTCGCTATGTTCTTCCATTTCGTGGCACTTATGGTATAATAGGGGCGGGGAGCTTGTCTGGCAGGACATTATTAGCTCCCCTTTGCCCCTAAGAGCGGCTAGGTTCTGTTGCCTGGTCGCTTGTTGTTTCATGGGCGGCCAGGTATAATCCATCCCTCTGATAAAGAAAAGGGGGGGAAAATGATAAGGGAGGTTGGACGATTCCTGACCGCCAGCAGACAGGCGGGTTATTCAGATGCCACGCTGAAACAATACAGGTGGCACCTGGATAAGATGTGTAATTGGTTTTCGGGCCAGGGTGTGGAGCATGTCAGGAGTGTAACCCGCGACTTGCTCCGAGAATGGGGCGCAGAGCTGCGCGACCGGTGGTCGCCGGCCACGATACGGCAGGCGACGTGCGCAGCGCGCGCCTTTTTTGCTTGGCTCCACGAGGAGGGGGTGATCGGCTCGGACCCGGGCCGGGCCCTGAAGTTGCCCAAGGTGCCGAGGAGGGTGCAGCGCACCCTCACGGCCAATGAGGTTGCGCGGTTGCTGGGCGAGTGTGATCCCAGCACGACCAAAGGCACTCGTGACATAGCCCTGATCAACTTGCTAGTCGACACTGGGCTGAGAGCCTCTGAAGTCTGCGCGGTCCGGGTGGACCACATGGACTTGGAGGCTCGATTCCTCCTGGTCAAGGTGAAAGGAGGAACTTTTGAGCCGGCACACTTTGGGGACACCGTGGCCGGTGTCCTCGAAGCGTGGCTGGTTGTCCGCTCCGGTGTGGCACGCGCCGGTGTCGAGACGGTGTTTGTCTCGGTTGGCGGTGGTACGCCAGGCCGGCCGCTCACGACGCGAGGGCTACGCTCGATCTTGAAACGCCTTGGCGACAAGGCCGGCGTCGCCGGTGTCTCGCCCCACGCCTTCCGGCGCGGCTTCGCCTGCATCGCAGACGAGGCCGGCGCGTCCACCCGGCAAATACAGCTTGCCGGGCGGTGGAGGAACATTCGAGAGGTCGAGCGCTACACGATGGCGCTACGGCGGGGGAGAATGCATCAAAGATGGTCTCCCGCTGATTTCATCAAAAACAACGGTAACCAGGAGGAGGCGGCTTGATCCTTAAACCCAATGTTTTAGGATCAAGAACGAGTCGGGCGGAGCCGATCCCTAACCGGTTGGTTGGAGGTTCAAGCCCTCCCCGAGGAGCCTGGCCCGAAGGCCATTAAGTTTGTAAGGTTCGGTTCGGTTATGGCCCGAGGGCCAACAAGGGGGCCGTCAGCGTTAGGGGCTGGTGGTCCCTGTTTTGTTTGCGTTAGGTTATCCTTTGCCAGTAGTCGGCGGCATAGATGTAGACGAATGTCTTGCTATCTGTGGTGACGGGGTGTTCGTCGGCGGGAGTCGGAGGGGGGAAAGGCATATGTACGATCTCCCCTACCTCGGCCTGCCTATCGTCGACGGTGATGAGAGTTCGAATAGTGACGGTGACGTTGTACCGCCGCCCGTCATTAGTCGCCTCGAATATCCGGTTTGCTGCAGCGTTGCCCAGACGCTCCAGCAGAAGCGGGATTTGCGCCCTTTGCTCGTGGGGGATTTTAGCTCGGGCGCCAAATTTACCAGTTCTTCTCGTTTCCATATTTCTCGATCCTCTTCCAGCCGTCACAAATGAAGACGAAAGTTCTCTCGGAGTTGGCTGTGGTCATTGTCATTGGTCGCGACCCACTTCTCTAGGGCCGTCCTAATGACGAAGGCCAAGGTTACCCCGGTCCGTTTGGACTTGGCCTTGGCCTTCTTGTGTAATTCTTTAGGTAGTCTAACGCTGAGTGTACGGCTCATTGTTGGCTCTCCTTCGTGCGTGTTACGCGTATATAATTGTACCACACCTTTGAAAATCTGTCAAGTGGAGGTTTGAAGTGAAGCGATGTGAGAAGTGCGGTAAGGAGTTTGAGCCATGGAAGCCGTGGCACCGGCTCTGTGATGCGTGTTACCGGCAGCGACGGGTACACCCGCAGATGATATGGTGGGAGCACCCGGAGTTGGTGTTGCTGATCGTGGTTGCCGGCATCGTGTTGCTGGTGATCGTGAGGGGGTGCGGGGGGTAACAGTGGATCGGGAGAATTTGTGGAGCCCCGGGCTTATTGCCTGGGGCTTTTTGCTTTAAGCTTTGATCTGTTCTTTAAAAATTCCCGCTGTTTTTGGTCGGTCTGCAGCCGAGGCCAAAGGAGGGTGGAAGCAAGGAAAAGTGACGTGGTGAGGGATATCACGATGGCTGCCGACCAAAAACAGGTCCGCGTTGCGTCAATGGGTGAGGTTGTGGAAAATGGAGAGCTGTTGAAGGGGGAGGGTGGCTGGGAATGGAGAGAGCGGCTGCCCCGAAGGGGAAAGGGGTTTGGGGGCGACCGCCCCCAACGGGGGGGTTTGGGGGGAGGTCACCCCCCATACGGCGGCGCTCTACAGCCGCCGTTTCTGTGCAAGGTTGCTTCTGAGCAATCTTGCTCCTTCTTTTTCCGCAGTTTCCTAATCTCTTTCTTTTCGCGGCTGGGCGGCGTCTGCGCCGCTCTGCCGCGTCTTTGACTGGAATGAGCCGTTGCTGTTAGTTCTCAGATTCCCCGGACTTTCTCTAACCTCCCCAGGTTTCCCTCAAATATCCTCGTGTATCGTCCCTTGACGTATTATTAGGATTAGGCTATAATTCCGGTGGGTGAAAATGCCGTCGTGAGTTGTCACGACGGCTTTTTTTGTTCTCACGATGGTAGGTTCACCTTGGACAAAATGAGAGCGGTCTCTCACCCAGGCCGCTCTCGATATAGGACTCATTCGTTAGATAGAGTTCGGATCGTCTAAAGTTCTAATGCCCCCGGGACGGGGGCTTGGAGCGTTTGAGAGTGCAAAGTTTGGAAGGAGGGTCTTATGAGTAAGCTGGGAGGATTGTCTGTGTTGGTCCTGGCTGTGTTGGTCCTGGCGGTTATTGCAGTGCAGCCGGTGTCTGCTGGGGAGCCGGCATCTGGGGACGAGGACCTGATGGCGGGTGAGGCCCCCGGTCTGGCGAAGGCGCTGAGTACTCTGGTCAGTGGAAGTGTGGGGCTCGTCGCTTTGTTTTTACTGGAGGGGGCGAGGTTCTTCCAGCAGGTGACCATGAGTTGGTCGGAGTTTTTGCGATACGCGGCTGGGACTAATGGGGTTGCCGTCATCGTGGGTTTCGTGCTCTCAGAGGTGGTGGAGCAATATGTGCCCGGTTTCACTTCGTTGACGTCGAAGTGGAGGCGGGTTGTCTTTTTCTTGCTCTGTCTGGTCTTGCCGCTGGCGGCGTCGGCCCTGGGTGTGCTGACGGCTGGGTGGGAGCCAACCTGGGAGGTGACTTTCTGGCCGGCGATCGTGGCCGGGGTATTGGCCTTCGGAGCCGGGACCGTGAATCACACGCGGAGGATCAAGGAGAGACCAAGGTTGGGAACCGGGGGCAGTGCGTGAAGCGGTTTTCCCTTCGGGTCTACGGTCTTGTGTTTCGAGCGGCCCGGTGGTTAGCCGTGGAGCGCGGTTGTGGCCGGCATAAAGTGCGGCTGGGACGGTATCACCGGGAAAGGGAAGCCTTGCAAAGCCTGGGCGGTGCGGGGCAGCGACCCCCCTCGCTGCGTCGCGCACGGCGGGAGCGCGGGCCGGGTCGGCGCTCCTCCGGGGAGTAAGAACGCCCTCAAGCATGGTGCATACTCGGAGCCTGATGAGCAGTTGATCGACCTCGATGATGTGATCGCCGATTGCAAGCGGCGGTTCGTCCGCCTGGGCGCTTACATCGATGAGCATGTAGCTGATTTGGAGGTCTCGGACTATCGGGCGCTGTTGGCTCTGCATGGGCAGTTGGCTTCTCGCATCTCGCGGCTGGAGCGCGACCTGCAGAAGATGGGTGGTGGTGAAGCCAGCGATTTCATGCAAGTGATCGGAGAGGCGCTAGACCGGCTTTCTAAGGATTGGGGGGTAAAGCTGTAGCTGCCCCGGTCGATTTAGCGGTCAAGTTCCTCGCGCACATTAACATTTTTAGCGACCTGGTCATCGGCCGGAAACTGCGGCGTTACCAGGTTGAGCCTGCCGAAGCGATTCTCGATTCGGTCCTGCGCGGGCGTGGTGATCTATTTGCTGTGATGATGTCACGGCAGGCGGGCAAGAACGAGTTGAGCGGTCAGCTCGAGGCGTACTTGATGACACTGTACCACCGTGTGGGTGGGCAGATTGTCAAGGCCTCGCCCACCTTCAAGCCGCAGACGACCAACTCGATTCTGAGGCTCATGGACCGGTTAGAGAACAGGTGGACAAGGGGCGCGTACCGGCGGCGCGAGGGTTACATTGTCGAGATGGGCCGGGCGCGGACGTTTTTCTTTTCGGCCGGCCCTGGAGCGAAGGTGGTAGGCGCGACGGCTGACCTGCTCCTGGAGTGCGACGAGGCGCAGGACGTGGAGTCCGACAAGTGGGACAAAGATTTTAGTCCCATGGGAGCCAGTGCTGATGTTACAGCCGTGTTCTGGGGCACTGCCTGGACGTCGGACACCATGTTGGCTCAAGAGATTGATCACCTGAAGCGGCTGGAGGCCAAAGACGGCCGGCGACGGGTGTTCAAGTACAATGCCGAGCAAGTCGGGCTGGAAGTGCCGGCCTACGCGGCCTACGTGGCTAAACAGATAGCCAAGCGAGGCCGGGACCATCCGCTGATCAAGACTCAGTACTTTCTCGAGGAGATCGACGCCCAGGGTGGGCTTTTCCCGCCGATGCGCCGGGCGCTGATGCGGGGGGGGCACGAGCGGCGGCACGAACCTGTTGCAGGGCGGCGCTATGCGCTGCTGATCGATGTGGCGGGGGAGGAGGAGGAGCCGGGGGATTCCCTCGACCGGTTGATGCTGGTCAACAAGAAGCGGGATGCTACGGCATTGACGGTGGTGGAGGTGGATATTGCCTATGGTCGGCTACCTCTCTACAGGGTGGTGGACCGTCGCTTCTGGTTGGGCGTGAAGCACACGAGCCTCCACGGGCAGATTCTGGCCCTGGCCCGTCACTGGGGCGCGGTGTGGGTGGTGGTCGATGCCACAGGGATCGGTGCCGGGCTGGCCTCGTTCCTGGGGAAAGCACTGGGCGACAAGCTGATCCCGGTAGTGTTCTCCAGCAAGGTCAAGAGCGACCTGGGTTGGGATTTTGTGGGGGTAGTGGAGACGGGCCGGTATCAAGATTACCAGGACGACCAGAAACCGGCGACGCGCCAGTTCTGGCACGAGGTTGAGGCTTGCGAGTACAAGATCAGGAAGGGCCCTGGAAAGCTAATGAGTTGGGGTGTTTGGGAGAAACCGGGCTACGATGGGGTCATTGCCTTTGGGCACGATGACTTGTTGCTCTCGGCGGCATTGGTGGCCATCCTGGATAAGCAGGAGTGGCCGGGGACTGGAGAGAGCGAGGTCGTAGAGCTGCCGGACGAGATCGAGGAGATCGATGCGGCAGAGTGGTGACAATAGGAGCTGTTTGGCCTGGTCGGTCTGTCGCCATTAAGGAGGAGGGTGGTTAGATGAATGATCAAATGCTAAATGGTCGGGTGGCAGATGCCACTGATGCAGTAGTTACGTCGTCAACGTTGGGGTGTTGGGAAGATCATTTTGATCTTCGCGAGTTCAGGCTGATTCAGAACTGCCAGGAGTATGCCCAGGGCGATCCTGCCGGTTTACCTGGGCACCAGTTAATGCTTATTGTTGCCAAGCTGATCGATCTGTTGTCTGCGCGGTCTGGTGGTGAGGAGGAGGGTGATTGATGGGTGCAGTAGTTGTGTCGTTGACGCTGGAGTATGTGGAGGAGGTATTGGGTCTGCCGGAGGGCATGTCCCGTTGCTGTGGAGCCTCCTGTCATTGTAGATTGCCTGGCCGGGCTATTGCTGTCTGCTGGATCTGACAATCCGGCGGGAGGGGCAAATGGCGAATGAGGAGAGACCCTGTCCTGGGAGCAAGATTCGCTCCGGGGGAGAGGGCAAGGGTAAGGGGCGTGGTGGAGGGCAAGGGCCCATAGGGGAGCCTAAGCCGGATTAGTTGCTCGACTTGCCAAGTCGAGCTACGTGAGGTGTGATGGGTCTGCGTGAGCGAGTGGCCGGGTTTCTTTTTGGGGATGTAATAGATGCTCGGGTGAAGGCGGCTACGGCGGCGATCTCTGTCCGGATGGATGACTCGCCGGGGTGGGATGCGCTGCAGCCTGGGCCGGCCGACCGCCCGTGGAGCGAGCGGGCGGGTGATCTGGACGAGGTACTGGTAGCGTGGCGCAGGAATTTCATGGTGCGCCGCTTGGTAACCCTGACCAGGTCTTACGTTGTCGGTGGGGGCGTCACGCTGACCAGCAAGCTGCCCGAGGTGGAGGAGTTCCTCCAGGCGTTCTGGAAGCATCCAAAGAACCATATGCCCACCAGACTGGGCCCGATGTGTGACGAGCTCACCCGGTCGGGTGAGGTGTTCCCGGTGCTGTTCACGAATCGTGTGGACGGAATGAGTTACGTGCGGTTTGTACCGGCTTCCAGGATCAGGGAGGTCAAGACCGACGAGGATGATTACGAGATCGAACTTGAGTTTGGGCAGTTGCAGAGGTCGAGTCCCGAGCTCAAGTGGTGGGTGGGGCCGGGGCACAAGCATGCGTTCAAGCGGGCGCGTGGTGGACCAGGTGGGCATTTTAAGCCGCTGATGCTTCACTATGCGGTCAATCGCCCGATCGGGGCGACGCGGGGCGAGGGTGACCTGGGGCCGGTGTTGCCTCCCGTTAAAAGGTACACGGAGTGGCTCAAGGACCGGGTGCGGCTCAATCGCCGGCGGTCCCGCCAGGGGATACTCGATATTGAGTTGGAGGACGATATGGCGGTTGCGGGGAAAGCCCAGGGTCTCCGCACGTCCAACCCGCTCGAGGCCGGGATTTATGTCCACGGGAAGGGTGAGAAGGTGACCATGCCCAGCCTCAAGGTCGAAGCCGGCGATGTGGCGGACGACGGCCGTGCGCTGCGGTTGGCGGTAGCGACCGGAGGCAATGTGGGTCTTCACTACCTGGGTGAGGGGGCGGCCGTCAACTATGCGACGGCCAAGGAGATGGGCGAGCCTACGGCGCGCTTCTACAGCGAGCGGCAAGGGGATTTGTGTGGCTTTCTGATCGATCTGTCCACAGCGGCGTATCTGAGAAAGTCTGTCCTTGGGCTAACGTATTGGCCGAAGGATGGGGATTTGCTGATCAGCGCCAATGCTGCGGAAGTGGCCCGGGCGGACAATGAGAGCCTGGCGAAAGCGGCAAAGACGATTGTGGAGGCACTGGTCATGATGCGAGATGCTGGCTGGATAGATGATGTGACGGCGGCCAGCATGGCTTTCAAGTTTGCAGGGGAGACAATGAGCAGGCAGGAAATCAAGAAGATGCTGGGTATGGATGGCGGGGAGGGTTGAGTGGGCCTTACTCACAATTCTGAGGTAGCTGACAGCGAACCGAGTTGGGGCAGCGTGGACAAGACACGGTTGCCTGATGCGGCGTTCGCTGACCGGGAGGGGCGAAAGTATCCCCACCATTGGGTGGAGGGTGGCGGTGACCAGGACGACGACGGGCGGTACACCTCGGGCACGATGTGGTTACATCGGGGTGGGTTGGGCGATGCCTGGGGCGCGGCGCATGGTGCGCGCTCTGGGCAGGATGCGCCGGCGGAGGTGATCGCCCATCTGCGGGCGCACCGGTCGGCGTTGGGGCTTGATGATGAGGAGAACGCGGCACTTGTCCTGAACGACAAGCCCCTGGTCCTTTGGCCCAGGGACCCTTGGTCCTTCGGCCCAAGGACGAAGGGCAAAGGGTACAGGGCGAGCCGCGACGTCCAGGGGACGGCGCTACGGGTGCCGGCCGGCCGGGTGGTGCTCCAACCGGTGGGGGGGCAGTCTGGACGGCGGGAATACGATTGCATTTTCATGGCGTCCGGTCGGGTGAAACAGGCTGACCAGGAAGAGAGTGATTGGTTAATCCCGCCTGATGTTATTTGTGAGGCCGTGTCGTTGTTTGATGCGCGTCCCTGTTACCTGGATCACCCTGACTTGTTTGGGTTTGGGTGGAGGGGTGATCTCCAGGTAAAGAATTTGGTGGGGGTAACGTTCGGTGCTTATTGGTCGGACGATGAGCAGGCCATGCTTGGCGGGCTGCGGTTGTATGATCAAGAGCCGGGCAGCCCTGGGGCGCTGGTGGGTGCGCTGATGGATCAAATTCTGGCCGACAAGGCGCGGGGGTTGGAAGTTCCCCCCGTGGGCTTGTCGGCCTCGTTGTTTCAGAAGTCGAGGTTGGACGAGGAATCTGGCTTGCGGGTGACCACCAGGTTTTACTATATTGAGTCGGTAGACGTGGTGTATGACCCGGGGGCCGGTGGTTATATTCGGGCGGCGCTGTCCGCCGTTAGACCCCAGCAGTGGCGAGGCGTCACGGTGGGGGCAGGAGGTGTGGAAATGCCTGAGGAAGAGGTTATTACTGAAGAAGGTAGCAAGGAAGTAGTTGCAGATGTTTCTGATGATGCCTCGCCGGGAACTGAAGATCGTTTGGATCGGGTCCTGCGTTCTTTGGGAGGCTTGGAGGCGCGCTTGGAGCGGTTGGAGTTGCGCCCCGGGCCAGAGCCAGAGCCGGAGCCTGGGCCGGAGATCGAGCAGGTGTCGGCGGTCGAACCGGTGCTGGTGCCCGAGTTGCTGGCGGTGAACGATCGTGTCGATGCACTGACCGGAGCAATTGAGCGGTTGGTGAGCGTCGTGGCGCAGCAAGAGGAAGATCGCACCATTACCGGCATGGGCGACGCGCCCCGCAGTCGCTTGAGTCTGGGCTGGACAGGGATGGATCAATTCGAGGCGGCATTCGATGGGTTGATGGAGGGCGTCAACCCGCCGGACGGCATCCCGCCGTTGTCGGGCATCAGGGCGTTTTATCACATGATGAGCGGCGATTATGAGATGACCGGGCTCTTTCAGCCGGACCGCGTTCAACTGGCCAACGTCACATCGAGCACGATGGCCGGCCTGGTAGCCAATCGGCTCAATAAGCGGGTGATGGTGGAGTTTGCCAATTACCCAAGGTGGTGGGATCGGATTGTCACCATTGAGGATTTCGCATCACTGCAGGATGTCCGGTGGATCACACTGGGCGGGATTGGGGAACTTCCGACCGTGGACGCGGGCGCAGCCTACACGGAGTTGACCTGGGGTGACCTGACCCAGACGGATGAATTCGTCAAGAGGGGTGGGTATCTTGGTCTGACCATTGAAGCCATCGACAAGGACGACGTGAGTAGACTTCGTGCTGCCCCTCGGGCGATGGCGCAAGCGGCGTGGCTTACGCTGAGCAAGGCCATCTCGAACATTTTTACTGCTAACTCCGGGCTTGGTCCCAACATCTACTACGACGACACCAATCAGCGGGCTCTTTTTGATGCCAGCAACGGCAATCTGGGCTCGACGGCGATGTCGGCGGCTGCATGGGAAGCCACGCGGGTAGCAATGAGGAAACAGGCGGAGCTCAACAGTGGTGAGCGCCTTGGCGCATTGACTGCGCCCAAGTTCTGTTTGGCACCGATAGACCTGGAGTATACGGCTATTCAGATGATAGCCACGCAGCAGATTCCGGGCTCGGGTGACTGGAACATCAACCCCGCGGCTCAGGGTGACGGGCGTGAGGCGCGGCTGGCCGCAGCTCGCGAGCGAGTGATCGTGGTCGACTTGTGGACAGAGACGGCCGACTGGGCGGCGGTAGCTGACCCGAACCTGTGGCCCTCTATTGGGTTGGGCTTTCGTTATGGTCGAGTACCAGAGGTGTTCAGCGTGGCTGATCCGAAAGCCGGCCTGATGTTTACCAACGACACGATGCCGATCAAAGTGCGGTTCTTTTTCGCGGCTGGGCCGATCGATTATCGAGGGCTGTACAAGCATAACCCGTAAGATTGCAGATTGCAGATTGCGGATTAGGAACGGAGGTTCTGATGCTAGCTGAGTTTCTGCTTCCAATTGCGTTGCCGGGAACTTTGACGTCGGATCATGTGGTGTATTTTATCGCGCCGAGGGACATGACGCTATTGAAGGTATCAGCGTCCTGCAAGACGCAGGACGCAGCATTGACGATCGGGACAAAGTCTCCCACGGACGACGACGATGCGTTTCTGGATACGACCACGATCACTGCCGGGACGACTCTCACCGAGTTGACCCGGACTGACTTCGTGGGTGACCAGTATCCGCGCATCAGCGATGACGACACGGTGATCATCACCGTGGGTCATGGTGCGAACTGTGTCGATTTCTTTGCTTTGCTCAACTTTGCCTGGGGCTAGAGCCACCCATGGCACTTAGTCCTGTACCAGGGTACAGGGCCTTAGTCCTGTACCAGGGTACAGGGCCTTAGTCCTGTACCAGGGTACAGGGCCTTAGTCCTGTACCAGGGTACAGGGCCTTAGTCCTGTACCAGGGTACAGGGCCTTAGTCCTGTACC